GAATAGGTATCTCTTTCAAGATTGAAGTGAACAATAGTAACTATCGGTCATCAGTGAAAATCAATACAACGACAATGTTTTGTCTGATTAAGTTATTGATTTATTTATTCCAAAACCTGTTTTAATTGATTTGTAAGAGAGGGCGTTCATCCTCTCTTACTTTTTGGCGATTTGTTTCTCATGAGGCGGTCGTACTCCTCTTGCGCACGCCGCATTCCGTGGTCTCCGGCAACGGTGTTTACTGTGACGAACGGCTCGTTGAGCCTTTCATCGAGGCGGTAGAGGGTGTCGTAGAGCCTTTCGATAGACTGCTCCGGGGCGGAGTTGTAGGTATTGTTCACTACGGTATTGGAAGACAGCGGCTGCGCTGCAAGCAAGGCTGGCGCCGTTACCGAGCGCGACACGTCGGCGGCAGTGATAGAGCCGATTGTGTTAGTGCGCTGCGCATAGTCCAAAGCCTCGAGCAGGGGGCGTGTCCTGGGATTGTTGACAAGGGACTGCGAAGCGACCCATTCCCCCTTGTGGACGACACCGGCCGCTTCGTCAGCCCTGCCCGGAGGGGTAAAGCCTCCTGACATGTAGCCCTGCGACTCGGATGCCTGTTGCTGCTTTTTGATTGCCGCTATCTGCACAGCGCCCGCTGCGACAGCCATGGCGGCAGCGACAGGCGCGAGGATGTAGCCGACCACGGGTACAGCGGCGGCAGAGCCGTAGGCGTTGAGAGCGTTGGTCGCGGTCTGCGCCACCGCCTGAATGACCTGCATCGCGAACATCTTGCGGTTTGCCTCGTTCTTCGCCTTTGCAATCTCCCGCTCCTTTGCCTTCTCGAGCTTTTTGACTTTGTATGAATTTCCCTCGGCAAGGCTCACTTCCGCATCATAACGCTTGTTTATCGCCGCCGTCTGCATTTCAAGCTCGGCTTGGATGACAGACGACAGGCTCGAGAAAACCGTCGACATCCCCGATACGACGGCATCCAACGCGCCGGACAAGGCTTTGCCTCCCTCGCCGCCGAGCCATTCGGCGGAAGCATCGATGCCGCGCTGCAAGGCGTTGCGCGTGTCCTCCTCAGCAAGCAAGCCGTACTGTTTCTGCAACGCGAGTTTCGCCTTTTGGAAAGCCTCCTCGATGCGCAGTTTCTCATCGGCGTTGTCGCCCGCCGCTTGGAGTTCACGTTGGTATACTGTTTGGAGCGCGGCGAAATCGGCATCGTATTTCGACTGTCGTTCCGCAGGGTTGTCGCCGAAGAACTTCTCTTTCATCGAAGCGAACTTCCGTTCCGCCTCCTCCGTTTTCTGCTGCCGCCGCTGCGTCTGACGGAAGAGAGCGTCCTGGAGGTCGGCATCCGCCTGTATACGCTCCTTTGATCCCTCTTCGTAAATTAGGGTCAGAGCTTTCAAATGGTCGATTTCAATGCGTTCCACAGCCTCGTCGTATGTCTCTTTTGTATACTTCCCATCTATGTAGAACTGCTTTGCCTCGGCGATGCGCTCGTTGTAAGAGCTGTTTTCCGCTTCTGCCGTCCCTTTGAGCGCATCCTCGGTCTGCTTCATCTGTGCTTCGTGCCACTGAGCCGTGATGGAGAGCCTTTCGGTCTCGCCGAGGTCTGTGTGCAGGAGCTGCTTCTCATAGAACTCGACGGCAATCCTGTCCATCTCCGCCGTATACTCGAGATAATCCTTTTTGCCTGTGGCGTATGCGATACGCGCCATGGCCTCTTCCTGCTCCCTCCAGTCCTTTTCAGCCGCGAACCTGTCGGCATCCTTGCCGGTATTGGAGCCGCCCGCTGGCACAGACGGAACGACCGGGGTGTTCGGGGTCTGCGGTTCTGTCAGGGCATCGGCACTGATTGAGTACTTCTTGCGCAGGAACTCGTTGGCGTCGTTCAGCTGCTTCTGCTTCGTGAGGTTGGCTTGCAATGCCGCTTCCGAAGCGTTGTAGGTTTTTCCTGTCGAAGCCACACGCCGGGCGTAAGGCGTTACGTTCACCAGCCCCGAAGCTGCAGCGTCGGGGCTGTTGGTGTACGAGGCAGAACGGTTGGCCTCCTGCTGCCGGGCGTTCTTCCAGTCGGCGACAGCCGCGTCATACGCCTTCTTGTCAGCATCGCGTTTCTTTTGCAGGGACGGCAGCTGCTGTTCGAGGGTGAGAAGTGTCTTCTCGTTCTCCTCGATTTTCCCGGCGGCGGCACGCGCCCGCGCGACTTCGATTATGGAATCGCGCAGCTTGTCGTATGCGGTCTTGGTCTTGCCGAGCATGATTTCCTCTGCAGAGAGGTTCTTGAAATAGTCAGGGTACAGGTTTTGGAGGCGTTCAGCGGCTGCTTTGCGCTCGTCTGTTGACTTCGCCTCGTTCGTGGCCGCCTTGTACAGAGCGTCAAGGCGGTCAACCTCGGCTGCGGCATAGCCGGCTGCTGTCTCGTCAAGGTCTGTTATCGACTTCTTGAAGTCCTCCGCCTCCTTGCGTTGCCGTTCGAGTTCCTCACGATGGTTCTTAAAGCGCTGTGTCACGGCGTAAACAGCACCGCCGACGGCGAGTATCAGCCCGACCCAAGAGGAGAACTTCATCGCCTCCATGCTCCTGCGCCACCGCTGCTGCATGGCATGGTTCACCTCGAGTCCGTTGGTGAAATACTGCACGGCGTTTATGAGCGGCGTGAACAGCAGCCTCACCGCCGGGAGGATGCCGCGCAACAGCCGCAACACGCCGTGGAACAGAGCCGTGGCTTTGGAGGCAATCGCCATCCGTGCGTTGTACACGAGCATGACCGTGCTGTACGCAGCTACGGCAGCGGAGACAGTGACGATTTCCGTCTTGTACTTGATGAAGAAGTCCACCATGGCTTTGAGTGCGCGGAGCATGGCCGAGCCCGAAGAGATGCAGTAGCGCATCACGGGTTGCAGCTTCTCGCCAAGTTCCACGGCAAGCTCGTTGAAAGCCTTCTTCGCCTTGTCAAGCCCCGCCTGTACAGTCGTGTTCTGCACCTCGAACTCCTTGTCTATGGAGACCGCCTGGCTGAAAGCCTCGTTTGCGACGAGCTGCTGGCTCTTGACTTCCCCGATGTGGTTGGCGAGCGTGGACAGTGCGGAGATTGCACGCGATCCGTTCTCGCCCATCTCCCGGAACATGGGAGACAGCACGTCCATCCTGCCGGCTTGGTTCAGCGTTGTCAGGAACTCGATTAGCGCGGCGTTCATGTCGGTCTTGACGAGGTTGGCGAAGCGTTCCACGTCCATTCCGGCTACGCGGGCGTACTTTGCCGGGTCTTGGTAGATGCGCACTATCACCTGCGACAAGGCGGTTGACGATGCCTCCAGCTTCTGGTTGTTTGAATCGAGGACTGCGGCGAAGCCCATTATCTGCTGCACCGTCAAACCCGCTTGCGAGCCGACACCGCCCATGCGAGAGGCGAACTCCGCGATGTACGGGGCTGATGCCGCGCAGTTCTGCGACAGCTCGTTGATGACCGAGCCGACCGACAACAGGGCTTTCTCGGTGCCGAGACGTTTCTCGTCGCCGAAGATGCCCGTGAGCTTTGAGAGCGTGAGCGTCGCCCCCTCGCCGAGGTCGTCAAGAGCGACGTTGATTTTGTCGGCGGCGCGGACGAAGCCGAGCACGTCCTCCTGCGACTGCTTCCCCAGCCGCCCGGCTTCTTGGGCGAGGCGGTTCAGCTCCTCGCGAGAAGAACGGGTGTCCATCTTCTTGAACTCCTCGTTCAGTTTCTCCACCTCTTCGGCTGACATCCCCGTGAACTTGCGCACGTTTGCCATTTCCTGCTCCATGTCGGCGTATGCTTGGACGGCGGACTTTCCTGCCATGACCAAGCCTGTTACCGCCGCCCCGATGCCGAGCAGCGCGGTCTGGCAGTCGTTGAGCCAGCGGTTGAAGCGGGACCATAGCCCTTGTTGCGGCTGCATCTGCTCGTTGACCTTGCCCAGCTCCTCCTTTACAGCCTTGATTTTCGCGATATGCTCATCCCACGCCTTCGAGCCGCGCTCGATGCCGTTCAGCTGCGACTGCAATGTGCGGAGAGCCTTGTTCAGCTCTCGCGGTGTTGCCTTGTCAAGGCGTTGCATGACCTGCTCCACAGTCGCGGAAGACGATTGGAGCTGCTGCATAAGCCGTCTTGTGTTGCGCAGTTCCCGTTGGAGCTTCGCCATTGTCGCCTTGTCCCCTGCTTTCGCAGCACGGGCTATTCCCTTTTCAAGCCTTAGCGCATCGGTCTCCAAGCGGCGCAACATCTGCTGCGCCTGTTTCCCGTTGACCGAGAGGGTAACTGTTGCGGTGCTGTTGTAATTCGACATAGTTCAAAGTTTAGAGTTGATAGTCGAGGGATTAGAGAGCCTTCTTGTCGGTTTCTCACGGCTCTAAACTCTACTCTCCCGACTGATTTTCGACTTTTCAAGCAAAAGTACTTCTCTATACACTGACCCGAAAAGACGGACATTCGATGCCGATGCAAAAGGTTTTGGCTTCACCTTTTAGCCGAGAATTGTGAGAGCGCAGCCGAGGCTCGCAATTCAGAGGCGATAAAAAGGTGAAAACCAGCGGATTGAAAAGCCGGTTTTCGGCGAAATTTTTCTTTGCTTTGCCGAAATGAAAATTTTTCAAGCCGCTGGCAGGGCGACCGCGTGCTGATTTTCAGGAAGATAACACGTAAAGGTCGGCGCAAAATGGGGGTTCGGGGGAATTATTTCCCCGAGTGTGCCACTGCACTGCCCCCCCGAGCCTGCGGATTGCTTCGGCTGTTTTCGGGATTATCTTTGCGTAATATGTCAGAGCAGCCACCGCTGCCACCCAAAAGCACGGTAAAAACGTTGACGCGCAAGTCAAATTGGGCGAAGTCCGATTTGGCACGCGGCAGCACCTGTCGGCATATCAGCCGTCGGGCGATGCAAATCCCGAAGGCGCGGGCATTGTGGCGTTTCAGGGTCAATGCCGTAAGTGGCTTGTGGCGCGGGAGCGTTGCAGAGACCCCAAGGAACGCCGGGGTCTCGCAACGGTATGAGTCGCCGCTCCACGAGGCTGCAATGTCCCGGCTGAAACGCCGATGCCAGTGCCTTGCCCTTGTCCGGGAAGCCCGTCGGGGTGATATGTGGCGGCTGACGGCAGTGGTCGCAGGTTCGGAGCGAAGGTGGCGATGCACAGGACAACGGCATCGATGCGGAGCAATGAAGCCTCAGCCGGGGCCCGCGTCCGCAAGAGCCTCTGCCTTGGCTGTGGGTCGTCGGACGCAAAAGGGTCTCCGACTGAACGCGCAATGACCGCTCGGCATTGAGGCGGCGGACGCAGCGCAGCCGCAGCGGAGAAGTCAAGACCAGCATAGTCAGCCGGGGCTTGGGGCGGGGGCGGATGCCGTGGGGCGAGGTCGTCCATGCCGCTGACTGGGCGTTGCGCGGTGAAAGCCCGGATGTGGATTTCGAGGGGCGTATGGAACTGACGCAGGGGGAAGGCTGCCGCAGTCTGCTCGGTATCATAGGCGAACAGCAGTGCGATACAGACGTGGCGGACACGGAGCACAGCGGAGTGTCCCCACGGCATCGCAGTCAGTTTGCGTGGAACGTATGGGACGGAGAGGAACGCAATCTGACGGCTGCTGCACGCCCATACACAGATACGGAGCAGACGGAGAAAGCCCCCTGCTTCGGTGGAATAAAGCAGTCAGGAAATCCAGCTCCGAGGCGCAGCCGCGCAACGGCTTGGGTGGGTTTGGGGACAAAGCAAGACGACCTGCCCTCACGGGCAAGCCGCCTTTCAATCAAAATCTGTGTCGATGGATATGGTCATGTCCTTCTTCTCTTCAGGTAAATCAGCACAGCCGATACGACCACGGCCAGTCCGCCGATAACGGCGAACACAAGCGTCGTATCGGGAGGCTCGGCAATGGATGTCGTTGCCGAATGTTCGGCTGTCGATGTCTCAGAGGCACGCTTGTACGCCACGCTGTCAAGCCGGTTGTACCCTCGTATGTCGTTGGCGGCCTGTCTGCGGTCGGCGATGACGGAGCCTTTGACGGCGCGGATGCGCATTCTTGTGGCGGTATCGGCGGCGACCTGCCGCTCGATTGCAATGTCAAGTGTGTCGAAGGCGAGGCTGATCCTGCCAATGGCGGAGTCAATTCTGAAGGCATAGCCGGAGGATTGTGTCGCGGCTATGCTGTCAATGCCGTATTTTTCATTGACCGCAATTTCCTTCTTGGCTCGGCAAGAAGGGAAAAGCGCGGTGAAAATCAGAGCGCATGCGGCAAACATCGAGAGTTGAGTGCGGAGGGTTGAGAATGTTTTCATAAGTCTGAAAATTCGGAAGTTGCGTCGAATGACGGACAGGCTTTGTTGGCGAAGTCGCGGTGTCCGTGTATCGTTGCTTTTGGATATGCGGCTTTCAGCTTTTTCAGCAGCTGTCGCAAAGCTGTCTTCTGTATCGGCGTGCGCGTGTCTTTCGGTGTCTTGCCGTCAGCGGCGCATCCGCCGACATAGCACACTCCGATAGAGTGGGCGTTGTGTCCGGCACAATGCGCCCCGGGTTGCGCAATGGGGCGGCCAGGCATCACGTTGCCGTTTCTGTACACTACGAAGTGGTAGCCGATGTCGCGCCAGCCGTTCCCTTTTACGTGCCAGTCTCTGATTTGCTGCACGGTGAAGTCTTTACCCTCGGGGGTTGCCGTGCAGTGGACGATGATTTCGTCAATCGTCCGGGTGTTTTGTCTCAGTTCCATTGTCCTTGAATAGTTTAGAGTTCAGGGTCGAGTTTAGAGAGCCGTCTGAGTGAGAGTTTTCTTGGCTTTCACCTTTCGGCTCTCGGCTTTTGTAGTGGTAGTCGATGCCGAACAATGCACCGGCAAATGTCAGTATCTCGCCGAAAGCTATCAGCACCGAGTTGTGTATCTCACCTGGTGGAGGCAGTATGAATCCTGCAACGAGCAGTCCGCAGCCGAGGGCTATAAGAGCCATGGCGGAGATGAGCTGTATTGTCGGTTTGTGTTTGCGTATATCCATGTTCTTGTGGCGTTTTTATTGTCTAATCATTTGGCTGTGTGGAATATTATGGTTAACTTTGTGTCGGACAAGCAAAACCGCGCTTAGGCTGCCACGGACACCTCTGACGCAAGTGAAGCCATGCTGAAGCCGACCCGGACGCCTCTGTCTGTATTATGTGGGACAGCATTCCTTTCGGGCTTTCCCGGCGGTGTTGCATTGATTGCATTTCCTTGCGGCCTCGTGCCGCTTTGGGCACTCATAGCTCGTTTGAAAGACAGCATCCCTTGCGGTTCGCCGCGAGGGCTTTCTTTTTTTAAGCCTTACGCGGCATGGCCGTCAACGCGAGCTGAATGCCCACGCTTGTGAGCCGGGGTCGTATATGATTGTGAAAGTCGCGAGCGAGCTTACGAGGTTGGCTGGTGTTATCGAGGCTATGCCGGGGTTCATGGGCTTGGCGAAACCGATGCCGAATTTGATGCGCACCATGCGTTCCTTGGCAGGGTTCTTCGGGTCAGCGAGGGACACGGACGAGCGTCCCAGCCCGAAAGAGACGGTGCCGTCCTTGCGGATGTGCCGCGACACAAGCACCGATGGTGAAGTGGTATATCCCTCGGCTTTGCAGCAGTAAAAGCAATGTGGATTGGTCGAGAACTCCACTATGTCCCCGTTGACATGCACCGAGTACCTCGACCCCATGATTGCCCACCCTTTCTTGACCGGGCAGTGTTTCTTGGCTTTCTGTTCATCGGTAGCCCATTTGAGTTTGAATGGGTTGCGTTTGCGGACGTTACGGAACAGGTACGGCACAAACCCTTGGGATATGAGCTTTGACGCGCCGAGGATATGGAGCTTGCCGTCAATGGCTTGGCAGGAGATTTGAGCGTCCTTGTAAAGGGTGTCGGAAGTGCCGACTCCGAGAAGTTTGTTGATGACTGCGATTTGCACCCGGATGCTTAAAACGTCTTTCTTGGCATTGTCGAGGTCGATGACTTGTTGCGCACGCATCACTCCGGCACGCTCGGCGGTGGCTTGGCGTATCGCCAACGGCGGCAGTTCTGTCTGCTCGCCGGTATATAGGTTGACGCTCCGTGTGTTCAGGTACACGTTTTCGCCGTCATCCGCCCCCAGCGAAAGTGCGGTGAGAGCCGGGGCTGCGGATTTAAGAGCCTCGTGCCACTTGTTGATAATGTCGAGGTTGGCTTGCGTCCCTGCGGTGGCGAGGATGTCCGTGATCTTTTGAAGTATAGAGCCGACGGTCTCGGGGCTGACGCTGTTGGACTGCGTCGTGTTCCGGAACTGCGTTATCAGCTGCGTCAATGTCGTTACGTCTATCATTGCGGTAATCTTTCTTTGACGCAAAGATATGGAAAGTATGACGCAGCAGAAAAGACATAAAAAGGGCGCGGCATATTGTCGCGCCCTTTAGGCTAAATCTGTTATTTCTTAATGTGTTTCGCAATAGTCCTCACATCATTTATGACAGAAATCCACTATGAGACATCATATAAATCTACGCAGACTAACTTATAGACTGAATAGCCTAAGTCCGCAATGTGGTAAATTAGTTCTTCTCGCTACAGAAAGAACTATACCCCACTTTCAATTGATTTTTCGGTGGTGTTGACCACCTACTTGAAATACTTTGAAAAATTCATTTTCAATTCCATTTAAAAATTATTTTATGAATAATAATCTAATGTCAGTCCCTTATTGGATGGACATCATTGCTCAATTTTGCAAATTCCATGCCAAATTCTCATATCAGCGTTTGCCGGAATGAGCGGTCGCTCAAGGCATTGGCGACGATGCCGCAGAAGTCACGACCGAGGTTGTCGGCAAAGAACTCTTTCAAGTTCATGACCGATGCGTAGTACTTGGTAGAGAACCATTTGCGGCGTTGGCGCACCTTGTCGCGCCCAATGTCGCCGGGGTTGCCTACCGGCACTTCCCTCCCTGTGCCATAGTCTTGGAACAAGCCGTAGGCGTTGAAGGCTTGCGAGAGCGTTACGGCGGACACTTTGCCGTCCATCGACAATCCGACCGAAACGGTTGAACGGTACAATGCCCCTGTGTCAACGACTTTCAGCAGCGCGATGCGCTCTCGCCATATCTTTATCATCGTGCTGTTGAACGCCGTAACGTATTTCCGGCGTTCCTCCTCGGCGTTAAGTCCACTCTGAAACATTGTAGCGTAAATCTGTGAATGTGTCGATTGCTATTTGAAAGTAGGCACAGGCTGCCCCGGAGAAGAAATACCGCTCAATCTCCGTGAATGAAATCTGTGGGTCAAGGTAGATGCGGTTTTCTTCCAGTCGGGTCTTCTCTTGAAGCAGTACTGACATGTATTGCCGGAACAGCTCGCGGAGTGTGTCGAAGCACTCCTGACGAGCAGCCATGTCATCGAGGGCGTGTCGCATAGCGAGAAACACTGTTTTGACACGGCGCGTCCGAGGCGTGTTGTTCATTTCCATATAGCCTTGCGAAGTGTCGCTGACGGCGACGATGGCTGTGGCTGACTGCATTACATGAAGTGCCTCCTCGAAGCCTTCAAGCCCTGACACGCGGCAGAAAACGAAGTTTTCGTTCTTTGCCAGCCGGTTTCGATTGGTCAAGTCCTCGAAAAATGAGGTGGCGTTCCATGAGAAAGTCGAGTGTTTCGAGTCGAGAGTATCGAGATTCATTTGTTCGGGTATTTGGCGTTGAACTCTTGATATTGACCTTAGTCTCAGTCGGCAAGCCGACCGCGCACCAGCCAAAGGCCGACATACGTTCTGAGCTAAGGTCGAATTTTTGAACGCAGTTCAAAAAATTCGCGAGCCTGTGCGTCAAGCTCTGTAAGCGCACGATGAGTGTCAAGGGCGAGTATCTCCCGCTCCTTGGTTATGTCTCCCTTGGTCAAGGCGCGTATCATAGCATCGACCGACTGCTGTATTTGTGCGCCGGTGGGCTGTGTATTGCTGCCAAGGAGATTGTCAGATTGTGCCGACGGCTTAAAGAAATGGTTGAAACGCTGGGCGAAATAGCCTTTGACTGATGCGAACCAGTAGAAGGCTGAAATTCTTTCAGCCGGGGATAGGGAAATGGGAATTGGGGATTGATAGAGGATGCTTGCGAGATGGTCGAGCAGATCATCCCGCTGCGTGGCGAGATAGCCTTGGTAGAGGTTGTCGCAGACGATGAACTTCTCAAACAGCACTTCGGAGAAGTCGGGTGAGAATGAGCGGTGGCGACCGATACGAGAGATGCAGACAGGCTGCGGCGGTATGGTGTCGAGCCAGTCAAGAGCTGTGATTACTTCGGCGATTTGTTCAGTGGAAACGATGAAGTCTTGACGGCGGAGGCGGCAGACAAAATCGGCGTTGTGTCGGTGTCTGACTGACAGACCCGACCAACGGAACAGGCAAAGAGCCTTTATCTCATCGAAGGTAAAGCCTTTGGCTATAAGTCCGAAAGCATAGCGAAGCTGCTTGTCGTTCAGCTCGTGCCAGCCGTGCGGTACAACGAGGTCGATGTTTAGCGTGTTGTTATCCATAATGCAAAACGTCAAGGATGTGGTATTGTCAGAACCAATAGCCGTGCGACTTGATGCTATTTCTGAATGTCGGTGGATTGTACAATTTACCTACGTCCGATGAGTACCATTCGGGGAAAGTTTCGGGATGCCGTCTGATGTAGTCAACGATGTCGCGCAAGGCGATTTCACGCAACGGCTTACCCTGAACAATGTCGGCAACGTGTCCCCGGAGTGCGTTGCAAAGTCGAGAATCGATGTATGAGAGTTGAGAGATGCCGAGTGTTTCGTCACGGAGGCGTTGCATCAGTTCGGGGGAAATGTACTCGGCAACGAGGCGGTCTTCCGCAACAGCAATAGCAGGACGCAGTTCCTGAAATTGCTCCCATGTTGCCGTGCCGGAGGCAAGCGGTCGGATGCTGTCAAGCGTTGGAAACAGCGTTGCGCGGAAGAACTCGCATTGGGCGGTATTGCGCCAGCCGCCAATCTTGGCAAGCAACGGCAACAAGGCGCTGATTGCCGCATCGCGCTGCGCCTTGTGGGCGGCAATCAGCCGTTCCACACGCTCTTTCGATGCCGGGGCGAGGTTTTGGTTGCTGACCACGGCAAAGCCGTTGACTGTCTGAACCAAGTCCAGCGATGGTATCGCATCGGCAAGAGCCTGATGAGTCTCTATTGCCGTTAGCGGGTTTCGGATTGGTGAATCGGGGTTGTCCGCAATAGCTTCTGCCATGACCGTTTCGGGGCAGAAAGTGGCGTACACCCATTGCTCGGCGGTGTCGAGCCAGTGTGCAATGCGGTCAAAGAGCGAGGCTTCGCCTTTGACGGCACAAACCTGCTGCGGCACGAAGCGGCGCAGGGTCTCATCATTCGGAATCAGTTTCATATTGTCGAGAGTTTAGGGTCGAGAAATTAGAGATAGTTCGGTATCAAGATTCGGAGTGCTTATGCTCTCTCGACCCTTGACTTTCCTCTTTCGACTTTGATGTGATAACAGTCTTGGCATCCGCATTTTCATCGAGTGTCGTAAGTTGGATGAACGGCACATCGACTTTGACACCCTCCCATTTGTTGAAGCGGCAAATTATGCGGTGCACGGTGAAAAGAAGGTCGTGGTACGGTTTCTGAAGGGCTTGGGCTATGGTGTACAACTCGCGCTTGTCTGAACCGGAGTTGTTGGTCTGCGCCTTGCCGGGTACAGACCCGACAAGATTGGAATGGACGCGGAGCGTGAAACATATCATATTGACCGCTTCCTGAATGTCGCTCTCCCAATCGCCGCCCTCCTTTGTGTCGTCAATTCTGTTGATTACGACATCGTGCATCTCGTCGCCGTTGGGGTTGACGTAGAACGTGGAGAACCACACCTTGCCGCTGTTCTCGACACCTGTGAGAAAGTCGAGGATGCGCTGCTTCTCCTCCACGATACGCGCTTGCTGTTTTGAACGGTCTGTTATGCCCTCCGACTTGAATATCGAGTCCCAGTACTTCTGCGACACCTCGATGTGGTACTTTATCGGCGCGGAGTTTTTGAGTTTGGCTTCTTTTGCCAGACCGATGAGCTGCTTGATGTTGTACCACTTGCCGCGAAAGAGCGCGGCATAGTACGGTATGGGGTAATACGTACTGTCGGGTGTTGGAACGCGGCTGACAATGGCGAACTTGCGGCACTTGTCGCCGTTAGCGATCCTTTCGCGGAGGTCACAGAAAGGCGCGGCAGCGTCGAGCATCTCGATGACTTCGCAGTCTTCGAGCGTGGCAAACTTCCGCCAGTTGGCGAAGTAAAGGCGCGGTATCTTGCCGTGTTTGCCAGCCGGGGCGAAGCGGCAGTAGCAAGCCTCCTTGCGGACGAGTCGCACAATCTTTGTCCCCTCGGCATTGAGGATTATGACACTGACAGCGAATGCGAAGTGCTTGAAGTCCTGGCATACACCGAGGAAGTAGGAAGCGAGGTCGTTGTCGAGCGTGAAGTCATCGACTTCGCCCTTGACCGATGCGGAGGCTTGTGTGCAGTCGTAGACAAGCCCCGAGCCGTAGCAAACCTCGGCATTGAACATCTGACAGGTGGCAAGGGTTTCGTCCGACTCTATCAGGTCGATGATGTCGAACGGCATTTGGTTTGTTCCGCCCCACGGCATATAGCTGTGGGTGTCGGAGAGGATTGTCGGCGTAACTTCGCCGTCCTCCTTGAAAACCGGCTTAGGCTCGGTGAACGCCACTGAGGCGCGTGCGTTGGGCAGTGTTTCTACCGAACTGAAAAGTAATTGCTCCATAGTCTTGTGGGTTGTGATGCCACAAAATTATGGAGCAAGTATGTGGGGCGAAAAGACGCGAAGTCAGATAGGGCGAATAGGAATTATACCTCGATTAGATGGCTCTTGAGACCATTGGACATGCCAAACTTTCCCAGTTACCGTATCGAGAAGGATAAAAGTCCAGTTATTTGTGGTAGGATAGAGCGCGAATTGCCCCGGCTTGCCATTTATGGCCAGCTCTTCGGTGTTAAGCGTTGTCTCGAACTCGTTCTCGTCCATAGAATATTGCACCTGCCAAATCTTTCCATTGCGTGTGTCAAGCTTAAGGAAGGTGTAAATGTTGGTGGTAGGATAAAGTAAAAAATTGTTTGTGGCAGTGGTCGCAGGTGCGACTACTGTTGCCGGTTCAGCAGCATAACTATTTATGGCTATACCAAGCAATAAGGTGAGAATTAGAAGTAATTTTCTCATAACTCTGAGTGCTTTGAGGTTAACTATACAAAATTAATAGAAATCGGCGAGATAGAGGGCATGATTATAGGAAAACTTCAAGGCCGTTGAGGCGGAAAATGCAGACGAGGCGGATTTTGCGGATTTGACCGGAGGCAAGCACCTTGAAGTTTTGGGTACCGACATAGCGTTGTGATGCTGCGCACGGCAGGGCTATGCAGTTGTGCAGATGAACGATCTCGCCCGACCGTTTCCAAAAGGAGATGTCTATCGGGTCTCCCGAATGGAGCATAGTTAATGCCGTCGTATGGTGTATCGCTTGTGCCATTACGAGAAAGGTGTTTTGAAAGTGTCGGTATGTATTCTGTCGGGCAGCGCGACCGATGATTCGGGACGGTCGCTCGTATAGCGGTACGTGAACTTGACCGTGTTGAGTTCCTCGTCTCCGTCTTGTACCTCGCAGGTGCTGTCCGTAATCAGCACCGACGAATAAGGTTCGTTCAAGTTGTCCTCCTCGTGGTATGGCTTGTTGATGATGCGCACATCTCGCGACATAAAGAGCTGTCCGAGCCATTCGGCATACTCGGCGGTAAGTCCGGCGGCTTGAAACTCGAATGACTGCTCCACGGACTGGTCGTAGAATGACACGATGCCGTCGCAGACGGTCTCGGTGCGCTTCACCTTTGTCTTGGCGGTGGTGTCGCCCACAAGCTCCGCTATCTCCAAGGTGTTGAACATGTTGGTGAAATACAGCCGTAGGTCGGGCTTCCGTTTCGAGTAATAGATGGTTATGGAGCGTTGCCCGATTCTGACGGTAACGCCGATGATGTCGTATGGTATGTTCGGGAACGAGCTTGCCGTCTGCGCCGCGAGCCATTCGCGGTTGACGGTCAGCATCTTCAATTCATAATCCTTGCCGTAGCCGGTATGTCCGTTCGGAACGAAGATGATGCGAACATCCCCGGTGTCTTGGCGGCGGCAGATTACGTGGGACGACACGAGTTCTTGGTCAAGGTACTCGACAGGCGGACGGACATAGAACAACGGCAAGGGATAGTCTGCCGTTGCCTCGATGACCTTGCGCGTCGTCAAGAACTGCGAAGCTATAATGCCGGACGGCTGGCATGACGTATGGCAGCTGCAATAGAGGATTGTGAACGTCTTGTCGTCAGAAGTGCCGTCGGAAGCTTCCGCCTCGAGGCGAAACTTCTGAAGCGGCGAGCCGGTGATTGCCATTTCGTCTTCAATGATTGAGGCGAAGTCATGCAGCGTTACGTTCTCCGAGTAAGTGTAGTATGTCTCGGTGAATACGGAGGTTTCGCTGCCGGAAGTGTCTACGGCATAGAGCGAGACGTTCACGGACGCGGCTGCGGTGCGCACCGAGATGCGTTCCACGGCGGACGAAAAGGCGAGCGTGCCGAAGTTGAGATGTATCGTAGTTGCCATGCCGCAAAAGTAAAAAGCCGCCGATGCCCGGCAAAAGACATCGGCGGAATGGCAAGGCTGTTGGCGGAGAGAGGGAGGAGAGAAAAGCCGAAGGAATTATCCCTCGGCTGCGGCGAGCTGCTTGAGAGCGGCGAAATGCGGCTGTGAGATGGACGCGCCGAGTTCGCGCTTCTTCCACAGCATGAACCGCATTGCCGACTTGGCGGTGCGGCAGTTGCAGCCGATGTTATTGTCGGGCATCACTCCGAGTAGGTAGACATAGAAGCCGTTGTTGCGCGAGCGTTTGAATACAAGCAGCTTTGAGGGATTGGCAGGTGCAGCGGCTTCGGGCTGAACCTCAGCAGCTGGTTGCTCTGTCGCTTTCTTGCGCGGCTTGCGAGCGTTGGCGGTTGTGTTGTCGGCTTTGTTTGCGGAGGAGGCTGATGTAGCTTTCATTTCTTTGAATTTTTGAGGGTTTGACTTATGCCCCGAAGGGCTTGTTGAATTTTTACGCCGCAATATCAGGGAGAAGCGGGTCGGACTTAGAGGTCAAGGGTGATTGCCGCCCTGCAACGCAGTGAAGGACGGAGGAACGCGGAGCGCACACCTGCCCTTGACGAGGACGGGAGCGGCCTACCTTTGTGGCAGGAAAAATCACCACGCCCCGGAGGGACGGCATTGTCCGCCCTCTAAAACCCGCAGGGATGAATGCGCAGTCCGCCGTTACGGAGCGACAGCCGATACTGCCGCCGAGACAAGAGCGTAAAAGCATAGAGCCGAAAGCATAGAGCAAAGCGAGGGTTTCAGCCTGTGCCGCACTTGCCCTGACCTAAGCCGTGTTCAAAACGTGCAACGACATAATGCTTCTACCTCCTGAGTGATGCCCACCCGAATAATCGCAGCAGTTCCTCCGCCTGTCAGCCAAAGCTGGTATGCCGGAAGTGTCGCGGCTCATAGCAGGGCGTTCAAGGTCGTATCATCGCCGCAAGCAGGTCGCAGCGGTTGGCATCAGTGTCCCAACTGCATCCTCTCCTCCGCCTACATTTGACAGCTGAAGTTTGCTGTGCGTTTCGGCGGTTTCGGGATGGCATCTGCCGCTGGCAAAGCAAGTCAGCAATGTGCGGTGAAGTGAGGAATGTGGGTGCATAGCAAAAGGCCCGCTTTTGGCGAGCCTCGCTTTGGAGGGTCGAGGAGTCAGGCTACCTCGTAAACCATTGTGTAGTCGGCGTTGCCTACTATTTCGGCTGCCATGTTCGAGGCTTCTTCCTCGCTGCGGGCTTCAACATAGACTGTCTCGCTGTCGCCGTCGAAGGTGATTACTTCCACTTGGTACTCTTTCATGCTGTTGGAGGGAGAGGAGGTGCTTGCTGCAAAACTCATTATATGTGTCATTGTCGTAAGATTTTGATTGTTATTACTGTGCGCCGGGGCGCGTTTGTTTTTTACGCCGCCAATAAAGAGTGTACGAGACAGGCACAGCAACGCGGAGCCGTCAGCAGACAAGGGGCGGCTCAAACAATACTCTTTTTGTACGCAGTGGAAAAAGGAAGATTTTTGTATGCCGACTTGCCCTGCCCTTGACAGCGTGGACGACACACTCTAACTTTGCGAAGTGAAATATCAACCGTGCTTAGTGCGCCGAAGAGGTTATATCACTTAAAATCAGGTCTGCAAGGACGGCAACGACACAACATAATGCCGCAGCAAGCACCTCCTCCCAACAATATGAAAACCGAAGTGTTTATGTCGAAGCAATCGCCCGACGACCACAGCACCGACACACAAGAAGCCCAGCAGCCGAGAAGCCTCACTCCTTATAAGCGGCAAATAGTTGCACCCCGACAAACACCACCTCTTCCGAGGTAGCCAACCCCGACCGCCAAAGACCGCTCAAAATCCGCCTCTAATCCGCGACCACAACCGCACTTCACCGCCTCCGTTTAAAACAGCAGCACCCCGGACATCCTCCTAGGTGCGAGATAATATTGATCGAGAGCCGAGCAACGACCACCGCCATAGCCAGCGATAGTGTCGCATCGTCTAATCTCGTTGTAAATATGTCTCCAGTTCCTTACACATCCACTCGATAACGAACTTATAATTCAAAGCAAATCTGTGAAAGAAAAAGGCGACATTGAAGTATGAATAGCTTCTGTTTTCGTTTGCATAATGTTCTACTTGCGATAACATCTTGAATGGTCCAAAAAGTATGGCACGTAATGGTTTTAGCTCGGACTTACTCTTATAGTATTCTGCAATTTGCGATATTTTGGTTATCCCGACTTTCTTTTTCGGTTGCGTTTTTGACCCAAAAGAAGCGACAATATCGTTAAGTGTGTCGGATAATTCTTTTTGTTTATAATCAAAGAAGTTGACCCAATCTTCTTTACCACAAAGAATCAAAAACTCCTTTTCGCAATCAGCGAAAGTACGCTTGCCTTTCACTGCATCTAAATCATTGGCGCATAAAAACGCGGAAACAGCCTCATTATCTCCTAAATTGTCAACGACGTATGTGAGCATAATCAAATCGCTAAACACACTGCGAAGAATTAGTTGTAGGGGAATAGAGTTATTTTCTTGCGGTGGATTGGACTCTGTGAGGAAAAATAGGTTCTCTCGCACTCTCTTGATAATATCGTGACAGAATACAATGGAACGAGGAGTGTCTTTATCCTTAAACTTATCATGAATGAGTTGCCCCGTTTTTGTCAGTAGTGGAAGACAGTCTTTCGTCAAGTCCCGAAAAGACAATGAATGATTTCGATAATCTTCAAATTGTTCTGGAGAGAATTTTGTCATCATTATTCAGATATTTGCCGCAGTTGTCGGCTTATGGTTTGGCTCAATATTGAGCGTGATGTAAAGTTAGCGATAATGTTCCTGATTTACAAATAATATGAGCTATAAAGCACCGAGCGAGGTTCGCGATATGGATAGTTGGGGTATGTATAGTGCTTTATTACACTTTCGATAATCAAAGTACTAACATCCAATAAGATATACAGACGCCAAAATTACGGCAAGAATAGGGATGCCAAAGAAGATGATCAAAGTTATAGAAAACAATGAGCTGTAAAAGGAGCAACCAGCCTCATTTTTGAATCGTAGTGGATTAAGGTCATACTGTTTTTCCTCACTACCAGCTTTACGCATTTGAATTACCCATTGGTATAGTTTCCGATAGCGTCGTTCGGTGCAGAGAAAGAAAGCGTCAAGAAGCCAAAATACAAAGAATGGGATTATTACGACAACGATAAGCAATGGAAGATTTTCCAGTATCCCCTTTTGCAAAATTGCCAACACACCCACGAACAAAGTAATCGCCCAACCTTTAACTAAAAAGGAATTACGCGCCATTCTCTCAATACACGCCTGTATAAGATCAATTTCTTTGAATAGTTCAGGGTCAGATATTTTAGGCATAGCAATCAAAGTCTTTTATGAATTTCATAATCGTCAATATGCTCCTTGCGTTCATGAGCTTTCTCTATATAAGAGTCTGGAGATGCCGTGAAATCACCCCATCTCACTGCTTCAATATAGGAAAATTCCCCTTGATAGTGGTATCCTCCGCAGCCGTAACACTTTGTTCGAAGGGGGTCTTTGATATTGAACATATTAGCCCCCAATATTGGGAAAAGTGTATCGGTCTTATAAAGAGTTACGCCGCATGGTTCGCGAGACATGAAGTAGTCGTAACTGCCATTACGGTCTGGCAATACAACCGCAAGCATAGCATTCGAATGACTTGTATAGTCTTTGCGAGTTGTCTCTCTTAGCGAGAATGATATTTCCCAAGGAATCCATTGCGACCTTTCGCTGCGATTGGGTTCTTTCATTCCAGGGGAAATCATTATAATGGTCGTGCTACTATCATAGATTCTGTCTTTGAGTTTCTCCCATATACTATCTTCACTTAGTGAACTAAGATCTTCATTATTAGACTCTCCCTTGTAGATGTGGTCTGACCACTCGTCAAAATATGTCTCCAACTTGTCAACATAGTCTCTCACTGTAGTGGTCTCCCACCATGGTTTTGAACTCAATTGCTGAACAGTGCTATCAGCATACTTGTATGAAACAAAAATTTTTCTTCCCATCAAAATTGGTATTGTTTAGATATAAACGTGATTGGTAGTGAGGGATAGTACTTATACCTATCCTATTGTATTTATTGAGTGGCAATTTTTATGCCAAAGGAGACAATTAGATAATATCTGACAAAATTGCAGACAGAGAAGTTGATGGACGGAAAGCACAAGTAGTTGAGTGTCAGTGGACTTGGCTTCAGTTCAATGTATGTTGAACGGTGTTGCTATGACGTGGAGCTAAAATGGCAGGTCATCGTCATAGGTGTCGATTTGCTTTGTAGCGTTTCTCTTGGGCTTAGGCGGATATTTTGCGTTAAACTCATCGAGGAGGATTTTGTTCGCGCCGGAGTTGAACCGCTCTTTATGAAACTCATCAACTGAGGCATGGCAGCGAATACACAGGCATTGAAGATTAGATGTGCGGTTGTCTGTCTTTCGGGCGTTTCGGTGGTGTGTATGGATATATTGCTGGTCAAAAGGGTCGGTGATATGTATGCCGCAATTCTCGCAAGTGTAGTCGTGGGTTTCGCGATAAGCCTTGCTTATTTGTTCCCAGTCTTTGGTGTAGCCAAAGATGTCTACTTCAATGTTCTCTTCCGGCTCGGCTTCATCGGCTTTTTTGAGAATTTCGACAAAATCAGCAGAAGTCATGCCGTGATATGTTTCAGCAGCCATTCTGAGGCAGAATTTGCATAATGGTAGATTATCAACCTCTTTGTCTGTATTGACATCGTCCATATCTTGCACCCAAACCTTAGAGGTGTTGGCGCGTCGATATTCAGGGATAGACTTGTCTGAGTGCATAAACTCTTCGATTGTGCTACACTTGCGGATATGGAAGCGTGGTTTGCCATATAGTTCAAGATGATAGCGACGTTTGTACAAGAATACTTGCCGACGGACACCGTCAGCGTTGACAAATATTCCGTCATCGGCAAATTCTATTGTGCCGTTCCTTATTTCTTCAAGTGAAACATCGGCAACTTCGATTGGCTTATAAGCCTGTACCTTACCGACATTATAGCCCATGTCGGTAAGTAATTTTTTCAGTCCTCCGAATGAATGGATTGGTGTCTCATCATCCGATGATTCAAACCATTCGGGTTCAGCGTCTATTTGAAAATCAAAGCTCATTTGTCGGTGTTTTTGTTCACGAAGTTCTCAAGCACTTCATCGCCACTGGTAACAATACGGAACTCAACACGGCGAGACATATCCTTGTCGATTGGCTTGCCGGATTTAAGGGTGTATTCTCCGTTATGGTCAACGGCTTTGCCGTAAGAGAGACCGTTTGCCGTAAACCAATATTCAAGGAGGTTCCGCTCTTCTTGTGTATATTCCTGATACGAGGGCATCGAGCGTAGATAGCGCAAAACACTGAGGGCGCGTTGTTGGGAAAGAACAACATTAGCGATGTATGGGTCAGGGTCGTAGCGAGGAATAGGCACATCATCGGTGTGTCCCTCAATACGGATTTCTTGAATGTTGCTTTTCAGGCTGTCGTTTAGAAGTATGTTGAAATAGCGAGGAAGAAATTCATCAAGGATTTCTTTGAAGCGAGGAGTCAACTCATACGACCCTGTGGCAAAAAGAACGGTCGGTTCTTTGAATTTCATCGAAAGGTCTTTGCCTATCGCCATTTGCCAATTTAGAGTGTCTCCCTCAAATTCCTTGACGAGCTTTTGGTGGAGTTGATTTTTGGTCTCGACATAATCAGTCAATACAGTCTGATTTTGTTGAACACGGCTGATATAAGCAATGGAGATAAAGAGGAATATCACCATTAGACCTGTCATTAGGTCGGAAACGGAAAGCCAAACATTAGGACGCGACATAATTATTTGCCTTTAACCATTGCCTGAATACAAGAATCAAGTTCAGCGAGGGTCGTACCCAAGCGAGCATAGAACTGTCGGTCTAAGTTGGTGAGCTGTGTGTTCAGCGTCTGCGAACCCGATTTGATTATACCGAGACCTTCCTCTAAGCTGCGTTTCGTACCTTGCCAAAATTGCTCGTTGTAGTCTTTGATTTTGCTGATTTCATCAAGTTTCTCAAGCAGAAGCTGCACTGCGTCAACGAAGTTGCGCTGTTTGCGTACCCAATCATTAAGAGCCTTGGTTGAAGCGTCGAAAGACTCCATGTTAGAGTGCGAAAGGTCTGCTGTCTGCTGAAGTTTGTTTGATATTTCAAGGAACTTTTGGTCGTTGATGATAACCTCGTTGAGCGCATCAACAAGTTGCCGGAGTTTTCCTCCCTCGCTGACGAGCATAGCGGTGTCGTTCTTAACTTTATCGAGGGATGTTGAGGTAGCCTCAAAATTGGTAGCCATCTCCTTGTATTGCCGAGTGAGTGAGGCAATCATCTCCTTGTTCTCCTGCTGCCACTGATTGAGGCGTTCAACGGATTTGTTCAGTTGGTCGAAGTTCTCTTGTATGAGCTTGTTGATAAGTGCGTTCATTTGCTTTTGGAACTCCTCGGTTACTTTCTTCATCACCTCAACAAGAGCTTCGGTGTTGCTCTTTTTGAGAAGTTCAGTAAATTCATCGAATTTGCGTTCCAAAAGTTTGTTGGTCTTATCCATGCTTTCCTCGATAGAGAGTACTTCGGCATCAAGAATATCTTTGAGTTTCTGAACTTGGTCGTTCATTTCATCTTGTGTGCCGCTCATACCGGATAGCACATCGAGTATTTCAGGCAAGTTGCGAGTAGAATCAGATATTTTCTCCGAATGCTTTTCAGTGGCAGCAATAGCAGCAGTCTGTTTGGCAGTAGTTTCTTCAAGGTTGCCGATTGATTTTAGAGAAGCTGCCGATGTCTCGGAAATATTGGCGAGCGCACTTTCCTGACTGCGTTGCAAAATGACTAAGGAGTCCATAGTCGAGGCAATGGCAGTTTCGGAAGCATTCATCTTATCAAGTGTCGTGGCAATATTTGACTGTGATTGCTTAACCCTATCCATGACATCACTCATGGTGCGGTAAAATGCTTTTCGGTCTTTCTCGGACTCCGCCATTTGGTTAGCCAGTTTTGTAAGCGTTTCACGGTTAAGGTCGCTCATTTGCTTGACAGCGGTGCATATCGTTCCGGCTGCTTGGTTTATGTCTGAAACACCACCGTCATTCTCGTCTTGCTTTCGATTGATGATGGTTGATAAAACCATCGACCCTATCATACCTGTAAGAGATGTGATGAACGCTGTTTTAAGGCCGTCAAGTAGCTTAGGTATGGACTCGTCAAGATTACTGGTGTCGAAAGCCAGTAGCCCCTCGGTAATACCATAGAAAGTGCCAAGTACACCGAGTGTAGAAACAGCTGTAGGGAAAAACTCAATGAGGCGGCGATTGGAGGTTAATTTATCGTTTTGCTTGTATCGACGAACCCAATAGAGGCACAACAAGAATACCGCAACGATGATGAAAAGCGAAATCCAAGAAGAAGCTGGTAGTGAGAAAGTCATTGCAGTTAGAATTTGTTGGATAGATGAGCGACGATTCTGCGCCCAAGAGTTTCATTGAAAGTAACTTCATCACGGAAATCGGAAAGTTCTACCTCCCAAGTCCCTTTGTTGGATTGAGCCTCATTGATAATGGAATTAATAATATCCATATCTTCTGGGATGATGAATGTTTCGGTGTCTGAGCAGTAATGGTCAATAACAGAGCGAGAGGTAATGCCCATGAATTTGTTCTCTATTACGGGATTGGCATAGATAAAAGCGATACAGCCGTACTTACTATGCGTGCCATTTTTAATTTCAAGGATGAAATATTTTTTCGTCATTACAGTTTGAGTTTTGGAAGTGAGTTGATGATGTCTACGGTTTGCGTTGATACGTTGATTATTGAGAGGAGCAGGTCGAAAATGTAGGTGGGGTTTTCGTGTTCCTTGCTCCAGTCGTTGGGGTCGTTTACGATGAGGGATTTTTTGTCCTGCGTTATAGCATAGCGTTCCATAATCCACTCAATAGCGGATTTGCCATTGACGATGTATTCGTAGGCTTTCGCCGGAATATTCTCAATGGTGATGTTGCCGTTGTAGGTGATGCGTGATTTGTCAGGTACGAGTTTCCCCTTTTCGTTGCGGACTTTCGGAAAGGCCATTTTCTCTACTGCGAAATGGTCATATCGAGAAGTTCCAGAAGGAGCATTGTCAATCTTGACGATAACATCGGGAGATGCCGGTGCTTGCTCGTAATTGAGGTGCAATTCGGCAAGGGCTTTCCCGGCTTTGTAGAAAGCCATAAAGTCCTGAACGTCCTCGACGATTGGAATGCGCGGTAGCGACTTTTTCAAGTCGGCGGCAAAACGCTCGCGGTACTGCGGCGAGTGGAGTATTCCGTAGACATAATAGAAGATGTGTTCTTTGGTGATAGCCTTGCTGTTGCCAAAGCGTTTGCGCACCTCTTTCAGAATCCAATCGGAGATGCCGTCGTGTCGGACGTACTTTTGGGCATCGTTGTCATCATCGAAAAGCGATTTAGAATAGTTGTCGCGTTCTTCGAACCAATAGAGGGGAAAGCATTGGCTTTTGCCAATGTATTCAAGATCCGGCAAGTTGTCGGTGATAAGGCACGAAAAATCTTTGTTTACGCCTACACCACTTACACAGATAACAAGATTTTTCGCCTCTCGGCAAGGGAAGAGATGCGGTACTCTGTACCGCATCTCGACAAGGGGCCGATACCACAATAGATTTTGCTTGAAAAACGGACGATACATTGCCGTGCGAATTTCAGCCTCGGTAAAATCATAGATTTTACCGGATTCCAAGTCGTTCGTGACAGCACGGGTCCAACTCAGCTTTGTGGAGTTGAAATCGGGCTGCGTAATTTTGCCGGAAGCTATGGCTTCGCGTGTGGAATTGAAGAAGTCAATGCTTTCACGAGCAGTTCTTTCTATAGCATCCGCCGACGAATTGTACGACCAAGAATCGCGTTGTGTCTTAGCTCCGTTGCTGTTTGCTGTGAAAAACGAATGAGTGGAGAGGTTGAACTTCTTGTCAGGTTCAAGCGACAACAGGGTATCAAACAATCCGTCACGTTGGTTAATCCAATCGTGGCGTTCAGTCGGTTCGATGATTTGCCAATCGAGAGTACGACTTGCAACAGAGCGGAACTTTTTCACGAGAGATAGCTTCTGCTCGCGTGTAAGGTAGTCGCCTATGTCGTGATAATGGATGGTCGCTTTTTGACCTGCTTTAGCCGGGTTCTTGACAAGGAACGTGATTGCGATTGGAGTGCGAGAGCCTCCGCCGAAAATCTTGCCGCCCTCTTTACGAGAAAGTTCTCCGCTTGTACGTTGGTTCCCCCGAAGATTGAGGACGTAGATGTCGCTAAATTCTGATTCGAGACAAGCGCGGAAGCCGTCTTGGGCGTTGCCGTCAATCCATGAGCCGTTGCTTATGAATGCAACTATACCGCCATCGGGGTTATCGGCTATGCGGTCAGAAGCCCAGCGGAATGCCTTTATGTAGCTGTCGTAAAGAGAGTTTTTGTTTGTGGCATTAGTCTCTTTTGCGTATGTATCCGCAATGCGCTTATCCAAAACAGGATAGGCGAGATTGGCGGCATTATCATTGGCTGATTTTTGACCGACAGAATACGGTGGATTGCCTATTATGACGCGGATAGGGGCGCGTTTTTGACGAAGCACACCTTCGGAATTTTCCTTGAAAAATTCCTGACCGAAATTCGGCTGCTTGTCTTCTGCAAGTTGGAAGGTGTCAGTGAGGCAGATGCCGTCGTAATTGACATAATGGTCGGGACGCATAATGTCGTGGTACACAGCCTCTATATTGACATCGGCAATATAGTACGCGAGTAGAACTATTTCGTTGCAGTGTATCTCATTCAGGTACTTGCGCTCCATGTCTTCGAGCTTGATAAGCCCTGATTGGAGCAAGCGGGTAATGAATGTGCCTGTGCCGGTAAACGGGTCGAGGATATGCACGTTCTCATCGGAGACGGTGCAGTCAAATTCCCGTTTGAGAATGTCGTTGACTGAATGGATAATGAAGTCAACACACTCGACCGGTGTATAGACAATGCCGAGTTTCTCAACGGTGAGGGGGAAAGCACCTTTGAAGAACTTCTCATAGAGGTTCTTGATGATAGTCTGCTTCCCTTCGAGGTTGTCAATGTTGCCGACATTGACACGTACAGAGTTATAGAACTCATCCAGTTCAGCGGTGTCTTTCTTGAAGCCGCCCTCTTTCTCCAACAGCACAATCATTTTGTGCATCGAGCGGCTGACAGCATTGTTATTGACGAAATTGTAGTCAGCAAACAACGCATCAAACACAGGCTGTGAGATGAGGTGTTGAGCCAACATCTCGACCGCCTGGCCGTTATCGACCGAGGGGTTAAGGTTGTCCTGCAACCCCTTGACGAAAACCTTGAACTCGGCATCGATGTGCGGATAGTCTTTAATCAGTTTGGCGATACGCTCGATAAACTTGCGAGCTATAAGCCCAACTTTCTTCGACCAGTTTTCCCAATAGAGGCGGTCTCCGCACTTCTCTACAAGTTTGGCGTATATTCCGCCCTGCATTTCATCGAAGCGGAGAGCGAGCTGCCTGGCGACTTCCGCGTCATCGAGTGTCTGAGCATCGCGTCGGTCTTGGCTGTCAGAAACGGCATTATGTCCTATGCCGGGGCCGCCGACAACGACTTTTCCGGTTTTATTCTTGTTGAGGGCAATTTTATTGACTTCGGCGTTGAAGCAATCATCGTGAGAGCGGAGCGCGTTGAGTATGTTCCATACGACGCTGAAATAGTCGTTGTTGTTGAGCGCGTCTTCGGGTTTCACGTCAGACGGGACAACAATCGGGATAATTATATAACCATACCTTTTCTCTCCGTCCTGACCCTTTCGGAAATTGCGCATGACACGCCCGACAGACTGCACGACATCGACCTGCGAGTTTCGCGAAGAAAGGAACAGGACAGCATCGAGTGCAGGAACGTCTATGCCCTCTGACAAACACCTGACATTGGTGAGGACGCGGCACTCGTTTTCGCCGAGGTTTTCTTCGGCGAGCCAAGCCAGCTGCTCGTTGCGCATCTGCGAGTTCATCGAGCCGTCAATGTGGCGGGCATAAACCTCGACAATGTGTTCGCGTTCCTCCGGGTCAATGCTTTCCCTGTATTTCTCGCAAATCTTCGGAAGCACCTCAGCAGTATTCACAGAAGTCCCGGCTTTGGTTTTATCGCCAATGGACGCACAGAAAGCAATAGCGCGGTGCATCACCGTGGGGTCTTGCTCCCAAGTAACATGATTGTCGCCGCGAATGACTTTCGACAGACCGTTGATGACACCGATAAGCTTTGAAGTGTCGTCAAAGTTCAATTCTTTGTGGTTGGGGTCTTTGATGTCGGCGGCAACGCTTTCGGGCAAATCCTCCTCGTTTACCGTAAGGACGAGGACTTTATAGTCGGTAAGCAGACCGTGTTCGACAGCGTAAGAGAAATTGACGCGGAAGAACTCTTTGCCGTACAGGGTTTCATCGTCCATTGAGCAAAGGATAGCGTCCTTCTCGGAGGCTTTCAATTTTGCACTGCTGCCATACAGGCGCGGTGTTGCCGTCATGTAGAGGCGTTTCCTGCCGCGAATATAGTCAGCATTATGTATTTTGGTAAAGCTGCTTTCATCGTGGTCGGACAGCTTAACGCCAGTGGTGCGGTGCGCCTCGTCGCATACGATAAGGTCGAAAACGCCGTACTGGTTGGACGTTTCTTTGAGCGTTTCAAGCTGCGCTTCGTAGACAGCTTCGATAGATTGGTACGTGGAGAATACGACAGTCAATCCATCGTGGGAGCGGTATTGCCGCAGTTGCTTTGCAATCTGTTTCGGGTTGGTAGAAGCCGGGACGGCGAGGTCAACAACAGAATCGTCGGTGTCGTCAAAGTCTTTCTTTATGCGGCGTGAGGCTTTGCTGTCCGAGCAGATGCAGATAGCCTTGATAGGCTTTGTCGCATCAGAGTGCCAAGCGTTCAGGGTCTGACCGAGCAGGGAAATGGAGGGTACGAGAAACAGCACAAGCCCTTTGTCAGAGAGCATGGTCTCGGCAATTTTGAGGGCTGTGTAAGTCTTTCCTGTGCCGCAAGCCATGATGAGCTTGCCCCGGTCATTTTCCTGAAAATACTTGTTGGCTTCAGAAATGGCGCGGAGCTGGTGTTCGCGAGGCTGCTTTCCCGGCAGCTGTGCGTTGTCGCCGGTCAATCCCTGCATCAGTTTCTCCCAGTCCACCGAAGAATGTTCAAGGTCGAACAGGCCGACACGAGAAACAGGTGGCTGCTGGTTCTTGATGGCTTCTTCGGCGTTGCTTCCCCAACGGTTGGTGGTCGCTATCCACAGACGTTTGGAGAAAGAAACCGTCTGAAAGGAGGTCTCGTCGATGAAAGTGCGGCTTGACGTTGCCAAGAACGAATCGACAGCTGGCTTGTCAATCACGGCGTTTTCGCTGTAACACTTGCATTGTACAGCCCAATATTCGCCGGATTCAGTCTTTGCCACAAGGTCAATGCCGGTGTCTTTGCCGCCGAAATTCTTGCGTCCGGGGAAATTCTCCCAAAGCCAAACTTCGGTAAGCATATTATACCGAGGGTCGGAAAGCAGCCATGAGCGCATCAAGCGTTCAAACTGAGTTCCTTTATCGTGTTCGGAGAATGATTTAGACCGAAATATGTTGAGTACGTCTTGAAATGTCATATTGTCTTGGCAGGCATCTTTTGATGAAAGCGCAACATTGTAGACATTAGACTGACAATTAGTGGCTTATACTAAAATAAATTAGGCTATTGCTAAACAAATCTCGGTTCTCTTACAGGAGACCATACTCGTTTTCCGTGAACGTATCAATGAGAATTTGGTAAAAATCAAAGGGTAAGCCCTGATTTATCAGCGATTTTTTGTAATTTTGCAATCCCATAGGCATCTCTCATCAAGAGATTTGGATGATTGCTAAACAAAGAAACCTCAGAGCCGCTCGGGCTTGAGGTTCTTATTTGTTTTAGAGGATAGTGTCGTTCCAGTCTGCTATTTAAGGCATTTCAGAATAAGGGAGTTTGCCCTGTCAACAACAGACGTGTCAAGGCTTGCAAGGTAGATTTGTGTTGTGGTCTCGGAGTCATGTCCCATACCTTCGCTTATGACGGAGACAGGTATGCCCTTAGCCTTAGCAGCGGATGCCCAGCTGTGGCGTGCGACATAGAGAGTCAGCGGTATCTGTACGCCGACCATTTCGGCTATGCGTTTCAGGTTGCGGTTGATGTTGTAGCCGACATTGCGGTATGTGCATCGTTCATTCGTTGAGGGGTTGCGGATTATCGGCAGGAGATATTCAGAAGCGTTTTCAGGGTACTTGTCGAGGATCATCTGCATTTCTATCGTCCATTCGATAATCAGCTGCTGACTGGTTTTGCGGCGGCGATAGGAGACATAGCCGTTTCTCAAATCCGTCTTTTTGAGGAATGCCATATCGATGAAACTCATGCCCCGGAGATAGAAACTAAGCATAAACATATTGCGAGCAAAGTCCAACGATGGTGTCAACGAAAGGTCGAGTGCCTTGATTTTCTTTATCGTCGCCAACGGCAGAGCGCGTTTGACCGTTTTGTCAACGCCAGTGTAGACGTGTCGGAACGGATTGCGGTTTTCGATGATGTCCTGCTCCACGGCGCGGTTATAAACAGCGCGGAGAATACGTGTGTAGAAAGAAATGGTATTCGGGGCAATTCCACGTTGCTTGTGCCATGCTTCGTATGCCTCCATAACCTCCGAGGTGAGGCTGTCAAGCATTATGTCCTCGCCGTTTCGGAACTTCTTGAAGCTGTTGAGTGTCACGAAGTAGGTCTCCGAAGTCCTTGTCTTTCCGTTCTGTTTCAGCTTTATGATGACACTCTCCATAAAGTTGAACAACGAGTATTCGTGCGAGTAGCGGTTGAACTCCTCAATCACATCGTCCGCAGTGTACGCCAATCCGTCAGCATCGAGCTTTCGGTCGATTTTGGTCAAGCGTTCAACATCCCAGCGGATGCGCTCACGTATAGACAGGATGAACGGCTTACGCTCGCTTTGCGGAGAATAGATAACCATTGAGCGGTTATCGTCCCATTCATGGGGAAACACCTTGTAGTTGGAGAGAAGCTGCCGCACCTTTCTCTCGTGGATAATCTGATAGTAGATTGTGCCCTCATTGGCAGCAACTGTCGAGGGGCGAAACTTTACTTTTATCGAAGTCATGGGGTCATATTTTTTTGCTTACAAGATACGGCAAAGGAGGTTGGCATAATCGTAATTGCTACAAAATTCCCGACATCGGGATGCTAACGCTCTCGCGGTACGGGAATTTCTCGCAGCCGATGTAGAGGGTGTCGAAAGCGTCCGTGCCGTCGGTGCGGTGTTCGAGGAGGTCTTCCTCAGTCTCTGCTAACTTTTCTCCGGCTTTGTCCTTGCGGAAGCCGAGGCGACCCCGTGCGACACCTGCGGACTGAATGGCGAGGATTAGGTCATCGTTGTTCTGACGGTTGAAGAACGGCATGAGCCGCTGTTTCCCGGCGAAGCCCTGGTTGATGAGGAGGTACTTCTCATCGTGCCGCATCGGATTGCCGAGGTACACGTCTTCGACGCGCCATCCGTGCCGCTCGAACTCGTGAATGATTACCCACCGGAAGTCCTGGTCGTTGACGGCATAGTTTCCGCCGAGGGCAGTGCTGTCGTAGTAGAACACGACCGTCTTGTTGCGGTGCTCGGAATAGTATGCGCAGAAGTCAGCGACAAGTTCCGGGAGCTTGCGCTCGAACTTGACGTAGAACGACTTGACAACGTTGAGCCGTCTGCCTGACGGCTGTCCGCAGACTATCCAGTTGATGTTGGCGTTGTAGTCCATGCCGATGCAAAGCGGGGCGAGCGGATTCACATCAGCGTCGGCGGAAGAGTTTAGAGTCGAGAGACGAGAGTTTAGAGAGCCGGACGCGAAAGCCGCCCATGCTTCATCAAGGGCTGCAATGTCGTCGGCGTTGTACTTGTGCCGCTCCTTCATGGAGGAATAGAAGCCGTCCTTGGCGATGCCTATGCGTTGGCAGAGGATAGAGGTTTGGAACGTCAGCGGCGTAAGGTCCCGTTTCATCTGCTTGATGTAGCCTTCGCCGAGCAGTTGCAGGTTTTCGATAGAGGAATACTCCTTGTAGTAGACGGCGACCGAGCGCATCTGGTTGAGCCGCTTGTCGAGATGCCGGAGCTGCTTGCGCAGGTGATTGGGGACAGGTAATCGGGAATTGCGTAAAGATTTGATGCGCTGCTTGATACGCCAAATCTCGTAGACGGCGGCTTTGATAGCCTCAATCAGCTCGACATCCATCTTCTCGCGGTAATGCAGGAACCACGACCCTTTCTTGGTCTGCGGCATGTCGCTCAGTATCATTATCGAATGGTTGAACGAGCGGCTGCCGAAGAACGACCTGATGCCGCCGTTGGCAGGGAGCGTCTCGTCCTTGAGCTTGTCATAGTCAATGAACTTAGCCTCGTCGATGAGCAGCCATGAGAGCGTGAGCGAGTTGGACGAGCCGGGGCGGTCTTGCGAGATGATTACCGCCACCGAGCCGTTGTAGAACGAAATGACGTGTTCGCAGTCGTGCGGCTCGGTGATGGGCTTGGCAAACGACTTCGGCGGCTTGCGCCCGATGACGTAGTGGATGCCGTTGATGAAGCCCCAGCGTTTCCACGCGGCGAGCAGACCGGGGATTGTGTTCGTCAGTCCGTGCTTGAACGTAGGCACAACGATGCCGCCTGTCGAGCCGGGCATGCGCTGCATGTTGCGCAGTACGAAAGGCGCGGCGATGCTGTCCGTCTTGCCGGTGCGCCGCCCTGCGACAATGACGGTGGTGTTCGCACCGATGAGCTGCGTGAGGCGTTGCGGCTTGTTGAAATAAACTCTATTCTCGGTCGACTCCATCTATTTCTCCGAATAACACGTTCTCTTCGAGGTCAGCCTCCTCGTACTCCACATCGTCAATGTCGATGGTTTCAGCCCGGTACTTTTCGATAAGCCCGTCAATCTTCTTCTGAAGGTTGGGGATAGGCTTTATGCCGAGGACAGTCGGGTCGTCGGTGGCGGTAAATGGCTGGACGAGTATGAGGTGGTAAGGCACGGCCTGTTCGTCCTCGAGGTCTACGCGGTTGTACTTGGCGTAAGAGGCAGCGGCACGCTCCATAGTCTTGGTGTCGCCGCGCTTCTTCGCCATTTGGTAAGTCTCGATATTCATCTCGTTGAACCGCCAGCGGTGCCAGTCGCGCGAAGCCGACGCGAGCATGGGGAGCAGCTGCTTTATGATAGCGAGGTCGGCGACAGCCGTAGGGCGCGACATACGGAAACGCACATGGTGTTCCTCGATGAACTGGCGGTCTTTCGTATCAGGATGCGCCAATGTCCAGGCGTACATGTCGCGTATGCGCATGAGCTGCTTGACAACGACTGGCGTGTACCCTTTGGCCTCGATTTCCTCCGGTGAGGAAAAGAGGTCGGACATGCAGACATCGATCAGGTCGGGCTTCTTCTTCATAAAGAGTTTGGCGGAGAGGTAATTGGGGATCGGGAATTGAGGTTACAGGTCTTCCTCGTCCTCCATGGCGAGGAGGTTTGCACGTGTGTTTTCGAGGGCGAGCGGCGAGCCGACCTGCGCGAGCTGCATCTCCTGCGCCATTAGTTTCGCTTTGGAAGCGAGCTTCCCGCGTGTGTATGCGCGGTAAACCTCCGTGGAGCGGTCTTTTAGCGCGGCGCGGAGTTCGAGCGGGTCGGCATCGAGGATGACGGCGATGTCGCCGACAGGCATGAAGATTGATGCGTAGGCTTCAATCTGCTTCAGTTGTTCCGGGGATAGTTGCATTGGTTTCGAGTCGTTGGTTGAAGAGGTCGTTGAGAGGCACTGAATGGTTGTCGATGATGTCAATGACGGAAGCGATGAGACCGGCGAAAATCTCCGGCGAGGTGGAGATGAAAGCCGATTCGGCACGGTTGCCGCGAGTGAGGTTCTGCGACGTTACGACCGACACGGTCATTCCCGATTCCGATTTGACGAGCAGCACCTTGCTGTGGTTGTCGGCAAGGAACGTGCGGTCAATGACCTGCACGATGAACGACCACAGCTTGATTGTCTTGTTGGTCGCCTTGTGGTCGAGGATGAGGTTGAAGCGCGAAATCGGGCAGCTTTTCTTCAAGAAAAACAGGCGGCGCAGGAACTCCTCGGAGATGGAGAATGAAGTCTGCCACACCTCGGAAACGCCGACCTGCCGGACAATCCATTCCAGGATGTCGGCGACCTGCACCGCGTTGCTGAGGTAAGCCTGAAAAGGATTGTCGGCAAGCGGTTTGAGGATGTCGTTTATGTCCGCTGTTCGTTTCATTCAGACTTGACGGAGGTTCCGTATTCATCGTAGGCTTTCCAGTTGCCGCGATACTTCTTGTCGAGCCCGATAAGCTCTTTGAGGAACGGGTAGCGTTCCGAATCAGGGCAAGGGTGGTCAACGAGCGAGAGGGAACGCAGTCGCAGATGCACCTCGCGCATACGGCGTAGCACCGAAAGGTTCTCGACATAGAGGGACTGTATCTCCGGCGGCAGGGTGTCGTGGTCGGGACGCTTGCCTCTCTTAAAGTCGAGAGACGAGGGTCGAGAGTTTAGAGAACAGGCATAGGCTTTTCTCTCGTCACTCAACTCTAAGTTCTCGACTATCATTTCTACGTGGGCTGACATTTCCGTCACTTGGTCATGCGTCAGACCGCGCACTCGGAAGTCGTACTTGGCTTGCAGCTCGGTTTCGAGGCGCGGCATGTTGCGGACGGCAAGCAGGTTCTTGTACATTACGACACGCCCCGTGAGTTGCAGGAACATTGTGCAACCCTCGGCGTAATCACGTTCATCGGGCGCGGCTTTCAGCCACAGCCCGAGGCGTTCGGTAAACAGGTGGTCTCTTGTAATTTTCTCCATTACGCTTTGTTGTTGATTCCGGCGACAAAGAGGATGTTCTTGCCGAGCGGTTCAAAGAGCCGTTTCATCGCGAGCATCGTCTGCCCGGTGGTTACGAAATCGTCGAAGATTATGATGTTCTGCTCCGAGGGGCGGACATTCAATTCAAAGACGGCGTTGACGCGCTGCTTCGAGCGGCACGAGGCGGCATCGGCATAAAAGGGTACGCTGAGAATTGAGGCTACACGGTCGGCGACGAGCGAGGCGAAGTTGCGCTGAAGGTGTCGGCGTTTCGGAGTTGTGATGACCGCCCAGCCACCGTGGTTGAGGTGTCCGCCGAGGACATCGGAAAGCAGCGAAGCTGTGGCGTTAGCGACTTTCGGTATCATCAAGTCGTCAGCCTTGATTTCCGAAAGTGTCTTGCCGTAGACAGAGCGTTTCCAAACGGATAGGAAGAATAGCCCGGTGCGGTACGCCAGCATCGGGCGGCTTTGGAAGTCGCAGCGTGCGCCGTCGTTATGCGCCCAAGCCTTTCTGACCTTTTCTGCAAACAAGTCGAGAGACGAGGGTCGAGAGTTTAGAGAGTCAGACGAAACGGCGGCAGACGGCACTTCCAATTCAGGCGGCTTTATTCCATGGATAATCTCGCCCAAATCAATCGCGCCGCTGCCGTCGTATGCTTTTCCCATAAAGTCGAGAGTTGAGGGTCGAGAGTTTAGAGAGTTATGAGGGAAATCCCTAAACGCTGAACTCTCGGCACTAATCTGTCTATGGCTTGGCATTTATGTCTCCGTCCTCGGTCTCGATTACGCCGTCGTAGAAAGGCGCGGGGACTTCATCGGATGCCTCGACATTGATAGTCGTCGATGTCGTGCCTGACGCGCCCTGGCCGTTGTCCTGGTTGACGGTGGTCTTGGTCAGCCACTTGTCGCATCCGACGACACGGTAGTTGTCGCTCATGTCTTGGACGATGAACACGTTGTCAGAATTGTTCAGGTAAGCAGCGGCGGCGGAAGCCTCCGCTCCCACGCCGGGATGCACTGCCACGAGCTTGTTGAGCTGTGTCTGCGAGGGGAGTTCGCCTTGCGGCTCGGAAGTGAGCTGCGACTTGTCGGGGAGGATGTCGATGAACTTCCACTTCGCGTCGGCTTTGAGCGTGAAGTCTCCTTTGTACTTCGCCGAGGTAGCGCGTACCCCGTTGGCATCGCGTTCAAGCGTTGGCCACGCCACAATCTCGCTCTTTGCGAGGTAGTAGACGCGGCGGCGCACGCCGGCATATTCAGGCGTGCCTTGACACCATGCGAGGCTCTTTTGGATGCTTATGCAGGAAGAAGTCGTGTTTGCCATTGTGTCATGCGGATTTGAGTTTGACTACTTTGAGGAAACGCTGGTCGATGCTTCGGAACTGCGTGCCGAAGAACATGGCGGCGGCGATGGTCATAGCCCACGGCTCCCACCGTTTCACTTCGAGCCGGGTGAGGTCGCTCATGTTGTCGTATGCGTATAGCATGTTCGAGCCGGGGGTGAGGATGTACTTGTCCGTTCCGGCGAGGCAGTCGAGCGGCACGATTGTGGTCTTGTTGAAAGACCCCTCTATAATGGGCTGCTCGTACTTCTTGTTGTAAGGCACGGCATTGTGGGTCACGAGGTAGGCATCGTTGTAATTGTCGGCGAAAGCCGGGGCGCAGAACAGGAACTTCTGCAGACGGCGCAGGTGCGGGTTGCACGAGCGTTCAATCTCTTTGGCGATGTCAACAGCGTTTGTGCCGTCTATTGTCTCGGTCAAGGTAATGAGATTCCCCTTGGCCTCGGAAATGTTCCCGTCAGCCATCTCCTTGTCGAGGATAGTGCCCCAGCCGTCGAACAGGTCGGCGGTAGTGTCGCCGCTTGCGTTGCGCTTGGCGGTGAACAAGGCATTGTGGAGGTGGTGTCCGAGCGAGCGCATCACCTCGGCTATCACGAGCTGGGCGGTCGGGGCTTGCATCTGCGCGTCGCCGAGCGTGGCTGTGCCGCGTCCCAGCAGTGTCTGGACAATTTCGAGCGGCTCGAAGTCCTCGCGGACGTTTCCGAGGTACGAGGTAATTTCTCGGTATTCAACCTTGGTCTCCGACGCGCTCTTGCGGTCGCGGCGGTAAGGGGCGAACTGCCCCGCTCCCTCCACGGAGGGGAGCTTGGTCGGGACAGTAACGCCAGGCATGCCCTGCATGTATTTGAGGGCATCCATGCACGAGAACAGCGGCATCAGCAGGAAGTCGCTCTTCCACTGTATGGCGGCTTTCTCGTAGTCGGCATCTGATATTTTTATGGAATGTAGTAAATCGGGCATATCGTTGAGAGTTGAGAGTTGAAAGTTTAGAGGTTAGAGTGGAGAGTTTAGAGATTGGAGGTTACGGCAGGAGGTCGTAGATTTCACGGGCTGAACGGACGGATGCCGCGAAAGCGTCCACAGCCGTTTCGGGTTTCTTTGCGTCTGTCGGCTTGTCGTTGACTATGGCGGAGGTGGACTCTGCCGGTTTCCTTTCGAGTGCGGCTATGCGTTCTTCGAGCGAAGCGACGGCGGCATCCTTGTCGGACAAAGTCTTTTCAATCGTGGCTATCTGTTCGACAGAAAGGCTCGCGCAGTTGCTGTCCGAGAGTTCCAGCGTCGGCAGGGACAGTACGGCGCAGATGTGTGGGGCGGTAAGTGTTGACATTTCGGTTTTATCGGGTTGGTTGGCGTTTGTGCAGTTTGTTTCAGGCGGCGTGCCACGGAACAGCGAGGCTATGGCGGCGAAGAACCTGCCGAGCGGTGTTTCCTTGTCGGCGACGGGTATGTTGGGAACAGGGATTCCAGCTGCGGCCATAGCCGAAGCCGTAGCATCGGTGAGTTTTGGCGCAGCGTCCTCTGGCTCGTCCGTGATTTCGTCCACGAAGCCCCATTCCCTGGCTTCCTTGGCGGTGAGCCAGCCGCCGGTTTTCATCAGGGCGAGGAGGTCTCTCGCCTCCTTGCGGCATTTGGCGGCATACATCGCGGCAACGTTGCAGTCGAGCTTGTCAAGGTCTGCTTTCTGCTTTTCAAGAGCCGAGATGAGACCTGACATCTGGTCGGCATTGAGACTTGACCACTCGAAGAAGTCCAACGAGCATTTATGGACAAGGTACATAGCGTTGGTGTCGATGCTCACGTGCTTCGCCCCCAACGAGGCGATGGTGGCTGCGGAAGCGTTCATCCCGACGAAGTGTACAGAAACATTGCCGTGGCGTTTGAAGGCGGACGAAATGGAAAGCGCGGTCGCCAGCGAGCCGCCGAGCGAATCGATGAGGACGTTGACCGGTTTCCCCTCGTTCTTGCCGAGTATGAAGTCAACGTAGTCGCTGTCGAAGTCGCAGCCTCCGACGAAGCCTTTTAGATGCAGGTTGTATTTGGTTTGTGGCATGATAATCAGTTTATCCACTGCAAAATTACGCGCAATATAAAGTGGTAGAAAAGACGACTAAGGGTAGGGTGAAAAGTTAAAAGACTATAAAACATGAGGCTTTTAAGCGCATTGGCTTTGTTGATTAAAAGGAATGCGCTAACTTTCCGACTTTGACACTTTCTTTTATAACACACTACATCCCAGGCGATTATCACCGCCCGGGATGTAGTATTACTTAGTGGTCGTATTTATTTAACTTGCTTTAACTCTGCGATATAGCTTGTTCATTGTTTTCTGT